GTCGGATAGCCTAAGGGGGCATATCCCTGAGGCCCCGCGCGCCGCCTGCAAATGACGCACGAACCGGGCGTAATGGCCGAAAGGCGCTGGACGTGCTCGGGAATGACCGGCTTGGGCCGGTGAAAGAAGTGCGCGGTAAAAAGATCGATTTCCATCAGGCCGCCTCCAGCATGCGGGAGAGCCGGACTGTCCAATATTTCCCTTCGCGCACGATCATGATTTCATCGGGCCGATGCAATTGGTCGCAATGCTCAAACGCCTCTTGTGTGCATTGCGGAACCCATGCCGCGCGGCCGCCATTAAGCTCAATCCATCGGCGGCGTGCTTTGATCGCGGCATATCCGCCGTGATCGAAGCACAGGAATTCGTTGACGGTGCCCGTAAAGCTGAAACGATAGGCGATGCGCAAATAGGGCGGCTTGCCGTCTTTCGACGAAATCGAAAACTGCCAATCCGAAACCTTAACCCATTTCGGGTCTATGGCCTGGGAGCTAAGGATGGGGCTTTCTTTGTCGGCCTGGTTTGCAATCTTGCTTTCGCGCGGCTCGATAGGAAACACATGCTCGCAATAGGGGCACGTCGCGTAAGATATCGGAATGTTGGCGTTGCAGTTCGGGCAAATCTTAACAGGGACAACGCCCTCTTTTTCCTCGAAATCCTTGTCCGGCTTCCGGACGCCCATGCGGTCAACCGGGCCATGCGTCTTTAGGATGCCCGCAAAATCAAGAACAAGGCAATTCGGCTTGACGCTGCTCGCAATGGCAAGCTTGCGGTCTTCGACCGTTTCCAAACCAAAGCCATCAGCATAAATAGGCCGCGTTCCGCGCCCGATCATTTGAATCGCGAGGCCCGGCGATTTCGTGGGCCTTAAAAGAGCGATAAGGTCCACGCCAGGCACGTTGAAGCCTGTTGTGAGCACCGACACGTTGACCAACGCCCGAACGCGGCCCTTAGAAAAATCGTCGATCCAGGCGGTGCGATCATGGCTTTTCGTGAGCGACGTGATGACGTGACAGCTTATGTTTTGCCGAAGCAATTCGGCGGCGACGGCGTGCGCGTGCTCGATGCCGACACAAAACAGCATCCATTTTTGCCGGGATCGTCCCGCTTCCAGAATCTCGGAAATCGCGCCCTTGGTAACGGCCTTATCCATAGCCGCTTGCTCAAGTTGCCCCTGGATGAATTCCCCGCCCCGCGTCTTTACGTTCGAAGTATCAATTTGCGTGTCAGAGACCTTGGAAAGAAGCGGACAAAGGAAACCGTCTTCGATGCCCTTATCGATCCCGTACTCGAAGAGCACGCGCTCGAAAATTTTGCCCTTACCTTCGTCCAAGCGCCCCGTATCAAGCCGGAACGGCGTCGCCGTCATGCCTAAAATTTTCATGCGAGGATTGACGGCCAGAAGCGACGTGATGAATGACCGGAACATGCCGCCCTCGCTGTTCTTTTTATTAAGATGCGGAACGAGGTGCGTTTCATCGATGATGAGAAGGTGAACGGCCCCGATCATCTCTGGCTTTCGAAAAACCGATTGGATCGATGCAAACAGGATTTGGCTATGCCAATCCCGTCGACGCAATCCAGCGCTGTTGATGCCGACCGGAGCGCCGGGCCATATGTGGAGCATTTCCTGGGCGTTTTGCCGGACAAGTTCCCGCGTATGCACAAGACACAAAATGCGCGTGCCCGGGTAAGCCATGATCGTGTCACGGCAGATCGCGGCCTGCACCAATGATTTCCCCGTGCCGGTCGCGAGCACCAACAAGCCAGCCGATCCACCGCCGTGGATGTAGTCCCAATACGCATCGCACGCCTGTTCCTGATAATCTCGGAGCGCCTTCATTGTCCCGCCTTAATTTCCGGCGAGCGGTGCTCTAGCCGGTCGAAATTTGTCCGGTGAGGCGGGCGCATCCGCGATGCTTGGCGGCTTGGGATGCGCCCGCGCGTCTTTATGATGCGAAGGGGTTTGCCTCGGGGGCCGTTGGACGCCTAAAGCCAGCCCCATGTGGCGCGCCTGAATGGGCGGCTGTAGCGGCTGCCGCGCTTCCCGTTTCGGAGCCACCGGTCGACCTCGGCGTTGATTTTTGCGATTTCATCGGGGCCGAGGCAGCGGGCTTTTTTGCGGATTGGCCGCCCATGGGCTTGACATTGCCGAAACCATTCGACGGCCCGTATTCCCCCTTTCCCGGCTTCACCGTGAAATAGACGCACACAGGCTTGTTGTGGAGCACTTCGCTGTCTTGGATTTCATCGAAGCCCATCGCCTCAGCGATACCGTTGACTTGATTGCGCCCGATTTCCGTAGCGTCGGCGTTATGATGCTCGATCGTGTGCTGCGTGATGACGGTCCGGTTTTCGTATTGCCCCGAGATCACGCGCCAAACGATCCGAAGATAATGGCCGGAACCGTTCGCCGCCTCTTTGACCTCGCTTTCGGAAATGATGGCGTCATACCATCCAGCCGGAAGCGGATCATAAGTCTTCGGCCTGTAATCAGATGCACGCGCTGTATAACCAAGATTTGCCATGGTTGTTAACTTTCTCTTTCTTTGATTGTTTGGGGTTTTGATGCAAAGCTGAGGCTTTTTTGCATCTTACTCTACGCTGGACGCGGGAAAATACTCGCTCAAGGTAGCATAGGCCGCCCCTTGATTGTAAAGCACTTTGTCGGGCATCCCGTATCGATTTTTTGCATTTCGAGCGGGCGACCCTTGGCAGTGTATCCAACGCAAGGTCGAATTTGTGGACTTGGCAACCTTTGAGCCGCCGCGTCCTTTTTCCTCTTTGGTCGCGCTGTCGTAATCGACCATAAGTATTGCATCGACCGAATCCTCAACAATACCATGAGCGCGCTTTTGCAGGCGAATATCCCATCTCGGAAATTCTGCGCCTGTCGGGTTTGGATAGTTCACGATGGTCGAATGAGCGATCAGAATAATGCCCATTGCGAAATAATCGCGAAGATAATCGAGACAGTGAAAGAGCTTGTACCAAAGCGCATCGGCCTCGACATAACCCTTTCCATAGCCAGGGCTTTCGATGCTGTCCCAACCGTTGTTGTCGCAAACTTGCTGCCAGATAAGCGGCTCCAGTTTATCGATGCTGTCGATCACTATAGTTCGATAATCATGGCCTGGATCGGCCAAAGACTTGAGCGCATCGTACACGTCGAGCCATCCGGACGGCCTCGGAAACGCATCGAATTCGAGGCCGGACGATACGCCATCCTCGGTCTGGATAAAGATCGGCGCGGGAAACTCGGCGGCGAGCGAGGTCTTGCCGACGCCAGGCGGCCCGTAAATGACAAGCCTGGGCGGCTTGTCCTGTTTGACGCGCCTGATTTGGGAGAGGTCCATTCATGTTCCTTTCAGTCAGTTTCGATCTGCATTGTCTTGTATGACGTGTAAGACGTTTTCCATTATGCGGAAATCGCATAATTGTCAATCAAAGAAAAGCCGCCCCATGGGCGGCCCTTCCTCACTCGACTTGCGCGAAAAATTAAATCAGCGCTTCTCGCCCTTGGACGGCTTGCCGCCTATGATCTTCGCGCCACCTTTGCCTGCGCCCTTGGGGGCCGGAACCGAAGGGGAACTCATTTTCTTGCCTGTCATGATCGTCTCTTTCTTGCTCATGATAAGGGAGCCGCACCGTGCGCCTCCCTGTACGCCTTACGAAGAGGGCTGGGCCGGGACCGGGGCCTGGGTTGCCGGAGCGGCTGCAGCCGGGGCCTGGGCCTGGGTTGCCGGAGATGCGGGGGCGGCGGCCGGAGATGCCGGAACGCCGCCCACGTCGCCTGGATTGGGTGCCGTTGCGGCCCCGCCCGATGCGTTCGCGGCTGTTGCCGGTGCTGTCGGAGTAGGAGCCGCAACGGTCGCTCCCTGCGCCGCTGAACCCGCATTAACAGCGCCGGGAGCCGCAGCCGCCTGGGACGCCGTCACGGAAGCGGCGGCGGCTGCATTCGATGAAGCGGGGGCCGGAGCCGCCGCCGAAACATTCGGAGTTGCCGTCGCGGCTATATCCGCTTCGAGTTGAGCGATAGCAGCGTTCAGGCTTGCAGCAACGTCGGGCGCTGCGTTCTGCGAAAGCTGTTGAAGCGTCGCGAGATTGGCCTGGGCGGCTGCGAACTGTCCAGGCGTCAGCACGTTTCCGGCAATCGGCGCGGCCGTTGCGGGCGCGCTAGGCGATGGCTGCGCGGTAAGCGAGGGGCTTGCCGCCTGCGACGGCGAAGCATTTGCGCCATTTGCGGGAACTGAGGTAACGGGCAAAGTTGGCGTCGCCGGTGCGGACGGCTGCGTCGATTGTGAGGCCGGGGAGGGCGCTGGGATAGGAGAGGGCGCTGGGGCAGGAGCCGGTGATGCCGGAGCAACTGGGCTTGCCGCAGCCGCAGTAGATGGCCCCGAGGTAACCGGAGTGTTTCCAGGCGCTGCCGTCGTCGCTGGCGTTACTGTCGCCGCCTGTCCCGTGGCCCCGCTGGCGTTGATCGTCGTTGCCTGTGCGTTCCCCTGGGCCGGGGCGTGCGGGAAAGGGTTGTTGTGAGGCCGCGCAGACTGCAGTGTGCCGCCCTCGGGTGGCGTCGCCGGGTTTGCGGCGTTGTGGCCCCAGAACACGCCAGCAACGGCATGGGCGGCATCAGAGGCCGCTTGCTCGATATCCAAAAAAATGCCGCCCGATTGCTGCGCCCCGGGATGCTGAGCGGTCGAAGTGGGCGCAGGATTTACCGCCGAATTGCCCCCTGGCACCCACTCATGGCACCCATCAGTCGCCTGGGTTTGCGGCCAATGGCCGGTGCGGTCTGCCGTGGTCTGCGTTTCACCAAACGACGGTGCGTG